AATGCAACCAGAATTTGCAGATGAAACTCCTATCAACCCATTTGATTTATGGGAAGGTGCGAACTTCAAACTGAAAATTCGTAAGGTTGACGGATATTGGAACTATGATAAGTCAGAGTTTGACAAGCCGGTACAACTAAAACCAACGGATGAAGAACTAGAGAAAATTTATGGTTCGTGTCATTCACTCGCTGATTTCACAGCTCCTAGTAATTTCAAATCATATGATGAGTTGAAAGCAAGACTAGATGCCGTTTTGTCTGGAACAGTTGCAACTGCAAAAACAGCTGCAGCGATTGTTGAAGAAGATACTGTGGATTTCACTCCACCAGCGTCTACTCCAACACCAGAACCACAAACCGCACCATTCTCTGCTTCAAGTAATGATGATGACGATGCAATGTCGTACTTTGAGAAACTTGCTAACGAGTAACGTGGAATAAGGTATACTGGACGATGTATCCTTGGTGGTTGAATTGGATTCACACTGAAAGGGCCAGGTAGTAGTAGAGTACAATCTTAGGATTGGGGAAAGGGTTAACATTTCGGTGTTGACCCTTTTTTTTTGTTTCTTGCACAACACATTTTCATATATAATTATATACTTTTGGGCAGCCTAAATACGATGGCACCTAAATAGACAGGTGATAATTATCACAAGAAATCGAGTGAGAGAGAGTTGGGTTACACTCCCCAACATAATAAAAAGATGGATTTTCTGACACTAATACAAGATGTTGGATTCCCGATTGCTGGCGCCTTGGCGGCAGGATATTTCGTGTTTCTAACGATTAGCTTCATATTAAAAGGTGTGACGGGCGGTGTTAATTCTTTAAAGAACATCATCCAAGCACTGGATAATCGTGTGCAAACTATGAACAATGATTTGGTGAAGATAGATGTTTTGATGAGTCATGCATTTAAAATCAAACCAAACATTGACCGTATAGCTGCGAATGAAGGTAAAGAAGATGCAAGGAGAGATTAGTGGAGACTGATTTTGTTAACGCAATTAAAGACTTTGGTTTCCCTGTTATCGCCGCACTTGGTATGGGATACTTTGTATTCTTCATATGGAAGTGGGTAACTGAAACAATCGACCCTGTAATTGGGGATGCACAGAAAACACTGATTGCATTAGTAGATAGAATCCGAATGTTAGATAATGACATGATAAGATTGAATACAAAACTTTCCATGTTATTAGAACACTATGAAAAGACAGGGGAGCCTATTAAGGGCGACCTCAAGGAGATATTGAAAAGATATGGTTCAGTTAGCAAAGAATTTGACCAAAGTGGGTCTACTAAGTCTGATAATAACAACGCAGAGTAGTGCATCCGATTTAACCTTTGGTTTTGATAACCCCTCATTTAGTGGCAATGGTTACAGTACCCATGTATTGAGTATTGAACAGCTACAACACAATCGTAAAAAAGAAATAGAAGATGACGCCGCTGCAGAAGCAAGACGTGCTGAACGAGAAGCAGAAAATGAAACTATTCAAAAGTTTCTTAAAAATGTAGAGTCTCGTATCTATGCACAATTGTCTAAGCAAATGGTAGACAGTATGTTTACTGATACTGGTGATACTTCTGGTACAGCAGAGATAGATGGTTCAACAATTTATTGGGTGAAAGATGAAACGTCTGGAACAATCACCATACAAATTACAGGAGAGGATGGGACTTTTACAGAATTAATTGTTCCGATAACTGGTTTTGGATTCTAATGAGAAATATTGCCGTAATCATATTAATGGTTTTGATGAGTGGATGTGCAACTATACATCCAACAGATTGGGAGCCCGCAAAAGCGGTAACTAGTGTACCTATTCAAAACCAACTAGTAATTCTACCAAAACTAGATGGTAAAAAGATTACCATTGCAGTTTATGATTTTATTGATAAAACTGGACAACGTAAACCTAGTGAACGGTTCAGTAATTTATCAAGCGCAGTAACCCAAGGAGCAGATGTTTGGGTAATTGATGCACTACAAAAAGCAGGTGATGGAACTTGGTTTACTGTAGTTGAAAGGAATGGATTAGATAATCTAGTTAAAGAAAGACAGATTATAAAATCTACAAGAGAAGTTTATGATGGAGAAAGTGCAGTAAATCTCAAACCTTTATTGTTTGCTGGTTTATTGTTAGAAGGTGGGGTTGTTGGTTATGATTCCAATACTACTTCTGGTGGTATGGGGGCGAGATATTTCGGTATTGGTGCTGACACACAATACAGAACCGACCAAGTAACAGTTGCAATGAGAATTGTTTCTGTTCAGACAGGGGAAGTATTATTGAGTGTTGCTACCGAAAAGACTATTGCTAGTTACGCATCTGGAGCTGATGTATTTCGGTTCTTAGATATGGGAACAAAAGCATTAGAAATTGAAGCCGGTTCAGCAGTTAATGAACCCACAAATTATGCAGTGCGAGCTGCAATTGAAGAAGCAGTTCGTTTATTAATAACCAAAGGGGAAGAAAAATCTCTGTGGAAGTTTAAAACCGCAGAAACCCTAAAAATGGAGAAAGATGGTGAAACATAAAAACTACATAGTCACCTCTTTTGTTATGTTATTTTCGTTATGGTACTCTGGTATTGCATACAGTAATGACATTTATATTACTCAATCTGGAGATGGGTTAGACTTGGATGTTGTTCAAGACGGTACAAACAATGTTATCGGTAATTCAACTACTGATGTCACTTTAGCAGGTGATGATATGACATTTAGTATAACTCAAACAGGTGATGCCAATATTATAGCGGCAATTATTAAAGGTAGTACTTACACTGGTACATGGACTTTTACTGGTGATAACAACGAAGTTGATTTACTTTGTTCAAGTTCTGCTACAGGCGATTGTGATACTGTGACTTTAAACATTGCTACTACTGGTGATGATAACGACTACACACTTAGAGTTGGTTCAAGTGCTGACGCAGATTCATCTACAATAGCATTTACTGTTACTGGTGATAATAACATTATTAACTCAACAGTGAATGGTAAGTCTGCATCTTTGACAGTAGCACTTGACAATAGTGCATCTTTGTCAACTAATTCAGCTAACAATGATGAAGGTGTTGCGATAACAACTGTTCAAACTGGTGATGGTGATGCTCATGGACATGGAATTACACTAGACGTAACAGGTGGTGGTGGTACTATTGATATCTCACAAACTGGTGTGAAAGATAATATTGTAGACCTTACAATTGATGGTGATGATTTTGATGTCGATATTACTCAGAGCGATTAGCATACTTCTGATTCTATCCTCTCCTGCTTATGCTAAGATTGGGGATGTGATAGAACAGAAGGGTGTTACTAATATTGAAAGAAAGAGTGGTGATAAAATTGAAGGCATTGAAAAGGATTTCAATGTTGAATCTTATGATGTTGTAAAAACAAAAAATGGTAGAACTGCCATTGAGTTTTTGGATGAAACACGAGTTGATGTTACTGAAAATTCTAAATTAGTTATTGATGAGTTTGTGTATGACCCTAATACAAAGACAGGTTCATTATCACTTAAATCATCATTTGGAACTGTAAGATATGCGTCTGGACAAATCGCAAAGAATTCCAGACAGAATGTGAAGATTACAACTCCAACAGCAGTTATTGGTGTTCGAGGCACAGACTTTTCCATGACGGTGGATGAAACTGGTTCTAGTATGATTATTCTATTACCTAGTTGCAACAGTTATGGAAATTGTGTGGTTGGTGAAATAACAGTAGAATCTGATGTTGGAATGGTAATATTGAATCAAGCCTTTCAGGCAACGATTGTGACAACGCAAAAGACTGCACCATCTGACCCACTGAAGTTATCAATAGATGAATCTATGATTAGTAATTTATTGATTGTTAGAAAACCAGTGGAATTTGATGAAGAAGCAGAATATCAAAGAACGAAAAAACTTGCAGACTTTTTGGGTATAGATTACTTAGAGTTTGATGGGTTGAACAAAGACGAATTAGAAGTAGATGACGAGAATACTTGGACTACAGATTTGGATGTAGATTATCTCGCAAACGCATTTTTATATGATGTATTAGACCAACTTAACAAACAGTTGGCACTTCAGATGAGAAGTGAATTTGAAAAGACAACGACAGTTAAATTGGGTAAAGACCCAGAAACAGGATTAGAATTGTATGATCAATCTCCAAATTGGGTATTCAGAAGAGATGATGGTACAGGTAATTTTTTTGAGTTTAATTTAAATAAGAATAGCAATTATACATTTGATGTGCAACAAGGGGCATTTGAAACCTATGATTATGACATAGGAGAGGGTGGGGGAAATGAAATTTCTGTTATTCAGTCTCAGTAGTTTAATATTTGCATTTCCAGTATTTGCAAACGATATCTATATTCAACAGTCAGGCGACAGTCTTGATATGGACATTGTGCAAGATGGAGAGAACAATCAAATAGAAGGATTGTCAG